AGATTATAATAAACCTATGAGTTGGATACATCATCATACATATAACTGGGGTAAAGAATATAAACAAAGACAAGAGAAGTATTTAGCAGATATGCGTAAGAGCTTAGATATAGATATTAAGATAAGAGAGATAAGTAGAGATACTGATATAATAGTAAAACAAAAAGTTAATCAAATACTAGAATTAAAGCCAGATATGTATAATCAAGAATTAGCAGATGTATTAGGAATAACAGTAAGAACAGTACAAAGATGTAAGAATTAGCAAAATGTCATACCAAAATCAAATAGGGGTGACATCGAAAACCAGCAATGTATTGATATCACTAGCATTGTAAAAATTATAAATCGCCCCTATAGAACCTTTTTAGTATTTGTTTGAATTCATTGAATTGAGTTACTACACATCCCACTTATTCATATCACGTTGAATTCATCTAATTGACTTACTACACATATACAATATTCATATCACGTCTATTTTAAACCCCTGTAAGCTACTTAATTATTTATCTGGTGTATTAGTATTGTTGTTAGATTGGAGTGCTTAAATGATATTATAAATTGGTTTTAACATACCATTATATATCCCCTATATATTTCCTACATATCCCAAAATATTTGCAGTAACTTTTGTATATAAAAAAACCCCTATTAAGGGGCTTATTCAGTTAGTTAATTGTATGTGTTAGAAATCTATTTCAGGCAAACCCATATCGTTTATATTTATATCTATGTCCATAGGTATACCGCAGTCAACTGCTTCACATATAAAGTTATCTATAGGGTTATTATATCCACAGCTATTGCAAATGTTTTTTTCTTTATTCATATCTTAGTTATTTAATTGTTATAGGTTTTTTAAATTATATTGTAGGTCATCTATTTGCGATAATATCTCTTTAATCTGTGAAACCCTATAAAGTTTATTGCTCTTTGTATCATCTATTTTAGACATTACTGAGCTATATATATTATCTAACATTTTTATTTCTTTGTCCATATCTTATTTATTTAATTGTTTATTATCTGTATTCCTTTGTCTTTTCTATTAATGAAGTATCTACATCGTTATCACAACAATAAGAGTAAGCCTCATTGTATAAAGTAAAATATATATCCTTAACGTAGTAGTGATTAAATTCTGATTTACTCATATCTTATTTATTTAAATTGTTATTATTAAAATCATTGTAGAAATCAAAATCATTTATTTCTAATTCATTGTAAGTATCTTCGATAATGTTATTTATATTGCTCATTATAATTCTATTTTATTTAATATTTTTTTATCTATTGCTTTTTTAAGTATTTCAATACTTTTGTATCTAATATCTAATAAACCGTAAAAACCATTTACAATGTGAATATCTTTATCCTGTTTATTGTCTATTGATATTATATATTTTATATTATTTATAGTTCCTGATGCTATCATAATTCTATTTTAAAATTGTTTATACTTTTTTTTATATCTGTTACTAATTTAAATTTATTACCATACTGGTCACGAAACCTTGACAAATTATCAGTCAAAACAAAATCAATTATTTTATTCTGCTCTTTGTTTAATCTATACAAAATAAAGGTTTTTGTACTTTTGTTTATTTTTACCATACTGGTAAAGCTTATTTTTACAGTCATATATTTTTTATATTTATTTGTTAATATGATACAAATATAATTCTTTTTTTTAATCCACCAAATTAATTTGGATATTTCTTGCTTTTTCTACTGATAAAAATTTCTCGTATTTATTTTTGTAGCGGTCAAAATCATTTGAAAATGTATATTTTGTAATATTACCAGCAGTATCAACATTGAAAAATACAAAGTCTTTATTTGTTTCTTCAACTCTTTTATCAAAAGTACTTAACTCGTTTTTTATTTCGCTTTCTAATTCTTCAACCGTTTCAACATCATAGGAATATAGCATTTCCTCCCCGTAAATATATACTAACATATTTACAATGGCCTGCCTACTTACTTCAGTAGTAAATTCTCCGAAATTATTTATTTCGTAGTTTCTAACTTCGTTAATAGCTGTAAAGCCGTCTATATCGTGTTTTTTTAACCACCTGAAACCCTCCGAATGATATTTGATATAATAATCCTCATTGAAGGCGTGAAAATGCCAGTCATCACGGTTATCGTTTGTTAGTGTTCCCTCGTTTATGCAATCCAAAATGTAGTTTTTCAATTCGTTTTTTACTGAAGTATTCATATTATATAGTTTTAAAAGTTTGTAAATTGTTTAATGTATTATTATAATATTTTTTAAGTCTGTTTATTACCGCTTTGTTTGTTTCTATTCTTTTTTTGTAATGGTTAGATAGGTTAAAAAAATCCGTTGCACTTTCTGTTCTTTTAACGTGTTTACTATTTCTTAAAATATAGCTTTGTGCCGTTTCTATTAACTCAATAATGCGAGCTAGTTTTTCTAATTCTTTTGTTCTGTTTTTGTACATTTTTGTTTATTTTTAATAGTTATTTAATAGTATTTTTTTCACTTCGTTTAATTCATTTCTTGAGTTATCATAAAACACATTTATAATTGCGTTGTCTGAAACGCTATACTCAAAAGTTTTGTATTTTTTTATTACACCTATTGTATTTTTTAATCCAAAAGTATTGCAAGCGTTTAATATGCAAATTTGAAATTCTTGCTTACTGAATTTAGTATATTCAATAAATTTAGTCATTAAGTTAGTGAATTGTTTTTTTTGACCGTTGATATAACTTTCAATAATATAGTTGAAAAAATCCTCGTTATTTTGAAAACCATAATAATTAGTTAATTTTTGTAGCTTAGTCATAATTTTAATATTTTATAGTTTATAATTTTAGTTTCTAATTGCATAAGATGCACCCTTTGCACAATCTTTTAATACTTGATTTGCTTTTTTTAATACTCTTTTAATTTTTGCCATTTTATTTATTTTTAATTATTGTTTTTGTTCTACTCTACAAATATAATTCTTTTTTATAATACAAACCTAATTTATTTAATATTATTTTTTATTTATTTTCATTCTAAATAATACAGGTATTGAATTACTAATATAATGTACACGCACGTGTATACAAAAATTATTTTAATTTGACAAACATTTGAATACTTTTTTTAATATTTCTTTTTGTTGAAAAAAACACTGTTTAAATTGTATGTTTGACCTATGAAAAAAATATCACATAAACAAATAAATTTACTATTTATATTTATTATAGATAACGAAACCAGCAAGGTAAAAAATCAGGCGCACCCCCATCATATTAAACGCACCCCATTATATTAAACATAGGGAATTACCCCATCATATTAAACATAACCCATCATATTAAACAAAAGACAAATGGAAACACTATTTATTCAGACAGCAACAGAATTAAAAACATTTATGTTAAACACAAAAACCCCATCAAAATTAATTGACAGGATTGTAAATGATTTAATTGATTTATATCCGAATTGTGACTGGTGGATTGAGGAGGGTTGGAAGTAGTAACCCCTTCATATTAAACATACCCCTTCATATTAAACGTCTTATCTAATCGTATAAACACCACTATTAATACCTTGTATTAAGTACATCATTGCATAACGCATTGCATCCATATAGTGGTTAAACTTATCTACAGGAACTTCTCCTTTATCTTTCCATACATAGTTGTTAATCTCTCTTATAATACCGTGAGAGTTTCTATCTACTATTATCTCGTAATCCTGCATAAGTGCTATACCAGATAATATACTACCTTTCTTCTTTATAGTAGGTTTTATGTTAAGACCCAATACTTTTAACTCATTTATTAGTCTGGGCTCTGAGTTATCGCATATAATCAAGTCTAAACCACATTCCGACTTATTCTTCATATATATTTGTGATGTATTCAATCCTTTTTGACCAAATATTTCCTTAACCCATACCTTTCTAGCATTTTTATCTACAGATATCTTAATTAGGGTCGTTAAATCTTCAGAGAAACCAAAATCCTGTCCATAGCAAGTTAGTTCTGTAGGTATATAATCTCCTACTCTCCATTTTCTTATTATAGTACCCTCAGCTTTATTTAACCAACCTCCAAGTATTTGATGCTCATACTTATCTGGTCTTTTCTTTTTCATTGTCATAATTTGCTGTAAAAATGACTCTGATAGGTTATCTTTATTGTCTCTGTAGTCTGTATGTATGTAAGTTACATCATTTAAGGTTAAATTAGAGCCTCCTAAGACATTTTCTGATTGAAACCAACGTTTGTATATCCAATGCTCTTTAGTTGTCGGATTCATCACTAAAATAACTCTGTTCTGTTTGAGTTGTGAACGTATAGAAAAGTCTATCTTATCAAATGTTTCTTCATCAACTAATTCTTCTGCTTCATCTACTACAAATGTTGTAATACCATTAAGAGATTTAAGTGCTGCTGTTTGATTACCTGATGAGGTTCTAATACCTTTAAATATTATAGAACTACCTGTCTTTAAGTTCATTATCTCGTCTTTAGTTATCCTAAAGTCTTCGTGAACTCCCATTAGGTTAATCTTTTCTATAAATTCAGGTATAATAGATGTATGTGCAGATATCATTGTATAACGTGAGAACAAAACCTTATGACCTTTCTCATAGGTTAAGTTAAGTAGAAATACGTTGATACTAAATGACTTACCAGAACCACGACCTCCAGTTACAACAAAGTATCTTGAAGGTTCTTTAAATAGTGGTATGTATTTATTGTGTATGCTTAATTTACTCATCCTTAGGTGTTACGTCTATAATCTTATCTTTAACTTTCTTGCTCACATCACTATCTCCAAAGAAGTTTATAATAGGAGCTTTAACAGTTGTTCCTACATTATCTTTATCTTCTGAATACATCATATCAGTAAGTAGTTTCATATGATTGTAGCTACCTTCTTTAGCTTTCTTAGCCATAGACTCAAACATAGCAACTTCACTACCAAATACATTCTTGATAGCTTTCTTTGCATATTGTTTCTTGCGACTCTTCTTTGCTTGGTTAATTGCTGGCTTATTAGACCTTTCTCTTTCAGGTATAGGCAACTTAGGTATAGATTTCTTCCTAGAGTTACCCTTTCTGCCATCAGTTGGCTTTATCTCTTTACTATTCATAATAAGATAACGTATTTTTAATTATTTTGTGTTTAAGAGTCTCCTTAATTCTCTTA